CCACCTCCGTGACCACCACCACCTCCACCTCCGTGACCACCACCTCCGTGACCACCACCTCCGTGACCACCACCTCCGTGACCACCTCCACCTCCACCTCCGTGACCACCACCTCCACCTCCACCTCCACCTCCACCTCCACCATAAAACACTTCATAATCAACGTAATATTTGAGTATTACTACAGAAATTCCAATTATGAAAAGGAGCACTAGAATGAATGTATTGCTCATTTAATTAATAAAAATATTTTTATTAATTGAATTATATTTTTGATATTTATAAACACCAGTGTTTATCCCAATGAAAAATTGTAGTTTGATAAGCTAGATTCATAATAACACAGTCATCGGGAAAGGTGTTTTTATCGCTTGGTTTACAGGATAACCAAAAGCCCCAATCGCCTTGAAATGATGGAATAAAGGTATGATAGGGATATCCAAATGAACCCACGCCATCTTGTATCATTTTTAGACCCACCTGGCGCCCAAAACCAGGTTCAACTGGTCCTGTATGAGTCACTATATTGCCACCATGTTTCAAGGCTCTATGAACCTTAAACCAAAAATCACCACCATAAAGAGGTGTTTTCATTTCAGGGTCTGGGTCAGGTAAGTCTATGATAATAATATCAAAGGTTGGTGTGCAGACACCCTCAAAATAGTTCATAATATCATCAGTAAAACGAAATACGCGCGCATCATCATAGACAGCATCTGTACAGTATTTCAGATGTGCCTTACATAGCTTAACAAGTTTGTCATCAATGTCAACCCACTCTACTATTTTTACATTTGACCATTTTAAAACTTCACGTACAGTAGCACCTTCAGCACCTCCAATAACTAATACTCTTAGTTCAGTTAAATCGCTACATGCATTCATTATGGGATGAACTAGTGTTTCGTGATAGATAGATTCATCATAAGATGATGACTGAAGTTCACCATCTAAAAATAACATCATTCCATAATCAGGGCTTTCCGCAATTACTGTATGAGAAAAACCAGTTTCTTCAGCAACAGAACAATAATTTATCTGGTAACGTGTAGACGATTTTTGTAAGGGGGCACGCTCGTCAAAATATCCATTAGCATTAATTGTTAACAGGTCAGTCATTATATTTGTAAAATAAATATGCCTTAAGCTGAACAAAATAGGAAAAAGCTTAAATCCATATTACTTTAATATACAAATGGACAATAATGAATCAGAATTAAGGTCAAAAACAGAATTAATTCCTATAAATGACGATGATACCATAGCAGATTCAAGTACACAGGACGAAACTGTTAACGAAGAATCTGATTTTTCTTGTCCAGTTTGCTATACGGATGGTGCAGAGTCCGGATTAGTTACACCAGCGTGTTGTAGTCATAAAATATGCTTACGTTGCTATACAAATATTGCTATAAGAGCACAGTCTCCAACGTGTCCTTTATGTAGAACTGAATATTTACCACAGGATACACCGGTACAAGAAAATCAGCAAATAGACGTAGCAAATATTCTAGATACGTTTTTTCCAATCCCACGTCAAAACCCTCAAATGAATAGTCATTCAATCCAAGAAATACTGAACAATATTATAGTGCCAGATATTCACAATTTAAACGAAATGATGGAACTATTAGAAGAAAGCTATCTATCACCAGGTTTATAGAATTCCAGAAAATGCTTACGACAAAGTGGTCTGTAAGATTCTGTAGCACCGACATTAGGCTTACCATTGCAAGTTGCCTCCAGAACTGCATCAGATATTGCAGAAGTGAAACGGGCGGGTGTTCCATCAGCACACAATGTACAAAGGGCGTAAATCCGCTGGACTTCGTCAGCCAATGGAATTAAATCAAGAATCTTACCAAATGGTTTACGGTGTGCATCTCCATCCAAACCAACAACAACTACATTCTTATTATGTTTTTCAACCGCCATTATAACAAATGATACAAGGTCATCAAAGAACTGACCCTCTTCAACCACAATCAGTTTAGCAGAACTATACTCATTCCAAGATAAACAGTCCATCAAAACAGTACAGCTTTTAGCAGGACAAACCTGTTGGTCATGATTAACTACTACATTGTTATTATTTGTATCAGTCAAGTAGCGTACGTCAATGTTGTGTTTAATTACAAGAACATTCCATCCAATAGCCATCCGACGTCTAACAATACTTTGCAGGGCAGATGACTTACCCGCAAACATAGGACCAATAACTAGCTCTAAACTCATCTTTATATGAGTAATAAAGTGACTTAAGAACAATCATTTTTTCAGGCTTTTTACGCATCAATTTGAAGCCAAATAGCCCAATAAAAAAGTACTTTAAAAAAAGGTAAGAGTAGCAGATAGCGTGAATATGCCCTATCTACAGAACTCAAGTGAAACCGAAACAATTGTTGGAATTCAATTTGGAGTCTTTAGTCCCGATGAAGTCACAAGACGCTCAGTCGTAGAAATTACAAGCCACATGGCCATGGAGGGTAAGATTGGTGGTCTCTTTGACCCCCGGATGGGTGTACTTGAAAACGGAAAGCTATGCCGTAGCTGTGGTTTAAATAACCATAACTGCCCAGGTCACTTTGGCCACTATAAGCTGGCAAGACCAGTGTATTATATCCAGTTCTTCAAGCTAGTCATGAAGGTACTACGTTGTGTCTGTATCAAGTGCGGTAAGCTACGTATTGATAAGGCACGCTATAAGCTTCTACTAAGACTCAAGGGTGAGGCACGTTGGAAGCAGGTTCTAGAGCACTGTAGTAAGATTACACGTTGTGGTGAGGATATTGAGGATGGTTGCGGTGCCAAACAGCCTAGTAAGTATAAGGATGAAGATATCTGTCGTATTGTTGCTGAGTGGAAGGACATTGACCTTCCTGAGGGTATGGCTCTTCCCGCCGATACTGCTATGAAGGACGGTGTCATTGAGCGCTATCTAGAACCTGAATATGTATATCGTCTTCTACGTCGCATTAGCAATGAAGACGTGGATTTTATGGGCTTCAGCCGTTTCTGGTGCCGTCCCGACTGGATGATGTGCACCGTCTTGCCCATTCCTCCTCCCCAGGTTCGTCCATCGGTTCTTCAGGACAACAATCAGCGGTCAGAAGATGACTTGACTCAGAAGCTCATTGATATTATCAAGACAAATCAGAATCTAGATTCTAAGATTAAGTCAAATGCCAAGAAGAAGGCGATTGATGAGTGGACCAACGTTCTACAGTATCACATCGCCACACTGATAGATAACGAAATCCCAGGTGTAGCCCCTTCTGCACAACGCAGTGGCCGTCCTCTCAAGTCGCTCCAACAGCGTCTAGGTTCAAAGGAGGGTCGTATTCGTAACAATCTTCAGGGTAAGCGCGTCGAGTTCTCAGCACGTTCCGTTATTACTCCTGACCCCAATATTTCCGTTGCTGAACTGGGTGTCCCGCTGAAGATTGCCATGAATCTGACACACCCTGAACGCGTAACGCCATATAACATTGAGCGCCTTTACGCACTTATCCAGAATGGCCCTGACCGTTATCCAGGCGCTAAGACCATTATCAGAGCTACCGACGGACGTATTATTTCACTCAAGCACGTAAATGCCAAGGACATTCAGCTTTATAAGGGTGACATTGTCAATCGTCACATTATGGATGGTGATATTGTACTGTTTAACAGACAGCCGTCACTACACAGAATGTCAATGATGGGTCATAGAGCCAAGGTGCTTCCCTATAATACCTTCCGCCTGAACGTCTCAGTTACAGCACCATACAATGCTGATTTTGACGGTGATGAGATGAACGCCCACATTCCCCAGTCTATTGAGTCAGCCATTGAGCTACGTGAGATTGCTGCGGTCCCCCTTCAAATCGTAGGTCCCCGTGAGTCCAAGCCTATTGTTTCAGTAGTACAAGACACACTTGTCGGTGTAAATCGTTTTACACGTGACAATGTTCTATTCAATCGCCGTGAGGCAATGAATCTACTTGTATGGGCCAGCCGTTGGGACGGTGTCTTACCAGAGCCCGTTATGAAGGACCCCATTCCTATGTGGTCTGGTAAGCAACTGCTTTCCACGCTTCTTCCTCCTGTCAATCTTGAAATGCGCAATATTTCCTTTGACGAATCAAAGGGCGACACAACCGATTCACCAAACTTCGTAAAGATTCACAATGGTATCATTAAGCAGGGTATTTTAGACAAGGATGTGTTCTCAAAGGCACTTATTCACGTTATTTACAACGATTTCGGGCACGAAGTGACCGTAGATTTCCTAGACTCCCTACAACGTATGATGGCTAACTTTCTTATGAACTCAGGTTTCAGTGTGGGTATTAGCGACTTGATTGCCGATATTGAGACGAAGACAAAGATTGACAAGGAGCTAAGCCTTCTCAAGGGTCAGATTGAGGATATTCTTCTTCAGGTCCATACGGGTCTATTTGATAATGCCTCAGGCCGTACAAACCAGGATGAGTTTGAGTCCAAGGTATTTGCTACACTCAACAAGGTGATTGACAAGGCGGGTAAGGAGGGAAGAAACAGTTTGGCTGATGACAATCGCATGACAAATATGATTAAGGCAGGTTCAAAGGGCTCTAACACAAACGTAGCTCAGATGATTGCCGTTCTTGGTCAGCAGAACATTGAGGGTAAGCGCATTCCCTATGGTTTCCAGGACCGTACTCTTCCCCACTTCAAGCGTTTTGATGACGGTGCGGCGGCCCGTGGCTTCATTGAGTCATCCTTCGTAAAGGGCTTGACACCCCACGAATTCTTCTTTCACGCTATGTCAGGTCGTGAGGGTCTAATTGATACAGCTGTTAAGACGGCCGACACAGGTTATATGCAACGTCAGCTTGTAAAGGCCATGGAGGACCTGACTATTCAGCACGATGGTTCCGTCCGTGATGCCATGGGTAACATTGTACAGTTTGCCTACGGTGAAGACGGTATCAATTGTACAAAGATTGAGTCACAGCCTCTAAACTTGGCTGCGTTAACCAATGAGCAAATCGCTAAGGAATTTGCAATTCCAGATGTATCCGCAGATGTACAGCAGGCCTATATCAACGATATCTTAGAGGACCGTAAAATGCTAGTGGACCGCATCTTCCTCCGAAAGCTTGAAAAGGCAGATAAGCAGAATGTTTATTATCCAGTACATCTTGACCGCCTTACACATACTCTGGCCCGTCAATTCGTCTTTACAGGTAAGGAAACAGTTGCCAGTGGTACTTATATTCTTGAGGCGCAAAAGCGGATTATGGCCAAGACCTTCTCAAAGAACCGTCTTTGGTCGGCTCTTCTTCGTTATCACCTGGCTCCACACAAGCTTCAGAAGCTCAAGTACACGCAATCCGCTGTTGATGTACTAACTGAGCATATTGTACTCAAGCATTGGCAGGCTATGGCCAATCCAGGAGAGATGGTGGGTATTATTGCTGCACAATCTATTGGTGAGCCCTCAACACAGATGACTCTCAACTCTGTAGATTGGGACACGCGTATCATGATTGCCAAGAATGGTGAAATCGTTTGCCCACAGATTGGTGAGTTTATTGACAACTATCTTGAGTCTTGCGACCCGGCTAAGGTTCAACACCTTGAAAATGACCAGAAGTATATTGACCTAAATGACGGTAATGACTGGCAGGCCATTTCATGCGACCAGGATGGTAAGATGATGTGGACAAAGCTGGAGGCCATCACCCGTCACCCAGTTGTGAATGAGGATGGAACTGATACTATTCTTGAGGTTACACTACAATCAGGACGTAAAATTAAGGCTACAAAGGGTTTATCCTTCTTGACTCTCATTGACGGCAAAATACAAGCCATTAAGGGTTCAGAACTTAAAATTGGAACACAAATCCCAATTTGTAATAGTCTTTCTATTGGCGACCTCAAGCTACTTGACGTATTTAATATACGCTCAATTCTACCACCTACTGAATGGATTTACGGGTCAGATATTGAAAAGGCTAAGGAGCTAGCCCTAGGCACAGACCGTCACTGGTTCCAAAAGAATCAGGGTGTATTATTCACGATTCCTTACAGTCGTAGCGATGCCTTCCGTGAGGCTATCGTTGATGGAAAGAATACGAACTCAGAAACAATCAAGCCAGGATTCGTATATCCCAAGCGCACACGCCCTGATGTATCACAGATTCCTGAAAATATTCCACTCAATACAGAGTTTGGTTTCTTTGTTGGAGCCTATCTTGCAGAAGGAATGAGTAACACAACACAGATTTGTATAACAAATAACGATGAAGTATATATTAACAAGGTTGATAATTTAATGAAATCGTGGAATGTAGGTACTCACATTGTAAAGGAGAATAGACATTGTGAAAAAACAAATATCAAGGGATTAAGCACCAGTTTGATTATTCATTCAACACTTCTAGCTGCACTCTTACAGAAGACGTTTGGACGTGTATCATATGAGAAAACATTACCTGATTGGGTCTTTCAGGCGAACGATGAGTTTGTAGCCGGTTTGGTCGATGGTTATATTAGTGGAGATGGGTGTATTTGTATTAGCACTGGTTATATTTCAGCATCTTCTGTTTCTGAAAGTTTAATTGTGCGTCTTCAAACATTACTAGGCCGATATGGTATATATTCAAATATATCTTCATATAAGCCTCAAATTCGTTTGTTCAAGTCAGTATCAGTATGTTATAGAATGAGAATACCTGTACATTTTAGCCAGCTGTTTGCCAGAAAATTCACACTTACGGTAGTTCATAAACAAGAAATTCTTAATAAACATTTAGAAGATATTAATAATAAGACAAAGCGCAGATGCTCACTTGAATCGTTTAACGAAGTAATTTGGGATAAAGTAAAAAATATCAAAGAGACCCACCCCTTGAAGGGATGGATGTATGATATAACAGTTGAAAAAACCAGAAACTTTATGACGATGAACATGATAGGGTCCAGGGATACCTTCCATCTTGCAGGTGTAGCCGCTAAGTCTAACGTGACTAGAGGTGTACCCCGTTTGAAGGAATTGCTCAAGGCTACCCGCAATCCCAAGGCGGTTAGCTTGACGATTTATTTACGCAAGGATTTGCGCGCGTCTAAGGATGAGGCCCGTCGCGTTGCCCAAGAACTAGAATTCACAGTTCTTCAGGACCTGACTAACGTAGCCCGCATTTACTTTGACCCCCGCGACGACGAAACACTCATTGAAGACGATGCTGAATGGTTGAGTTTCTACGCCGGTTATGAAAAGGCAAAGACAGAGCTAGAGGCCCAACCTGTAAGTGAAAAGGTCCAGAAGCCGGTCGATGCAACCGATGACTCTACAACAGGTCAAGTGGCCCAAGCACAGGATGAGCAACCTAAGCGTAGTCCCTGGATTCTACGTCTAGAACTCAACCGTGAGAAGATGTTCAGTAAAAATATCACCATGGACGATATTGCCTTTGTTCTTAATCAGAAGTTTGATGCTGAGGTATCAACCGTCTATTCTGATTACAATGCCACCCGTCTTGTCTTCCGTCTTCGTTTGAATGTTGATGATACTGACGCGTTGAACAGCTTGAATCAACTCAAGATGCTCCAGAATAAGATTCTTATGGGTACCATTGTACGCGGTGTTCCAGGTCTTCGTTCAGTGTCTTTCAATAAGACCAGTGACCAATATGAGCTTCAGGGAGACAAGTATGTAGCGGTTGACCAGTTTGTCTTAGATACGGATGGTTCCAACTTGCTAGATGTAATGTGCCATCCAGATGTAGATGCGTCGCGTGTTATTAGTAACAACGTACATGATATCTTTGAGAACCTTGGTATTGAGGCTACCAGAGCCATCTTATTCAAGGAGATTTCAACCCTATTCGAAGAGACCTATGTAAATTACCGTCATCTCTGTCTATTGTGTGATGTCATGGCGTCACGCGGTCGTCTCATGTCAGTGGACCGCTACGGTATTAACAAGAACAACATTGGTCCGCTAGCTAAGGCTTCCTTTGAGCAGACGGAAGATATTATGTTGCGTGCAGCCTTATACGGTGAACTAGACCCTATTACAGGTGTAAGTGCCAACATTATGACCGGTCAGCCTATTAGAGGTGGTACCAGTTTCAGTCAAATTCTATTAGACGAAGAAAACTTAGTCAAATATACAATGGATGCTCCAGATGACAATCGCTTTGACCCTGCTTCAGGTGAAGGACCCTTGACAGAGGAACAGCTTGATGATGTAATCTACAAAAAGGAGGGTGGATATTGTGGGGCAGGCAATCTTCAACTTGAGGCGTCATTACCCCCCATTCAAGAAAATATGGCAAATGAAGTCATGCCTGATATGGATGTGGAGCTTGTTGATGAGTAAAATCACAAGTATATATAATTTTAATGAAAAATATTTTTTCATTAAAATTTACGGAATATAAAAGTTCAAACGCTTAGTAAATTCTACATTACCATCCTTCAGAAAATTCAAACCAAATACACGTACCTTAACACCGGCCTGAATAGCATTCATAACTGCTCTACAGTAAATAGGGTCATAACGATTGAGTTCTAGACCGTCACTACAATCATTACGTGGAACAATAAAGACTAGATAACAAGAGTCAGTATCAGGCAACTTCATTAACTCCCCCAAAGTCTCCGCGTGCTTTACAGCACGCGGACTGACTGTATCAGTAAGTGATTTGCGATAACCTTCAGGAAAGACAGCGCGACGCTCAAATCGTGCCTTATTTGTCTGCAGTGTAATCATTGCATTTTTGACCTCTACGTAAATCTTTTTCGGACCGACTGTACCTACAAAATCAAGACGTGTATGTTCACTAATTTTTACTTCAGATTTCCACAAAGCCTCTTCAGAAATCATGTGAAGAAGTTTAGAAGCAATATGTTGACTCACCATGGGTTGAATACCAACAAAATAGATACCTTCGCTGTCCGTACATTCTGAAATTTGTGCACTATATGAAGTCTTTGCATCGGGGTTAGCAGTCTTACTAACATAAATAGCACGACCTGTAGCAACAAGACCACTACAGCCTAAGCCGGGAGTATGACAAAGTGCCATGGTGCCATCTTCAAGACAAATATCAGCTACATAAGGGCTCTTAATTTGCTTAGATGGTCTATTCACAACAGTGGCGCGTACAAGTGTAGGTAGAACGTGTAGCATTTTACTACACGTTTTATCAAATGAAAAATAATATATTTAGCTTTCAATTTTTAGTTAGACCAAGCTAATCCACGTGTTTTACGCTGGGCTTTACGCGTCTTACGACCGGCTTTGCCACCAGTCTTACGACTAACCTTACGACCACCATCCAATACACTCTTGGGCTTTGACACAGTCCACTTAAGGTCATCTAAATCGCCTAAAACCTTGCGTGTATTGAAATTTTCTAAAGTTTTCTTATTTACACGATATTCAGTGATTAGATGCTGAAGAGCTCTTTGCACTCCAAAATATAAGCGATAGAGTTCTGTCTTTTGGCTAGCATAATTAGGGTCTTTATATAATTCGTAAATAGCGTTGCGTAAATGTAACATTCCATTGACGGTACTTAACGCATATGAATACTGTAAATCCGGGTCTTGTACGGTGGCGATTCTTCCAACATGTTCCAGTTCACTCTTCGCCCATTCTGAAACGCCATGAAAAGTAGTCTTATATAATTTAGGGGAGGGAGGCATCTATATATAGGGAGAACATTTTTAAATATACTGTTAAATATTTAACTTCTGTGTGATACGTTATATTGGTCTAAAGCTAAACTTAATAAAAAAAATAGAATGTCTAAACCAACAATTGTAACCATGTATTTTAATTTAAAGGAATTAGCAGACTCTTCCAAAGAGACGCGTTCAATAGATTTTTATTTAACACATGGACGGGGTACCTTACAGCTAGAATATCCGATGGTGATTTTTTGCGATACTATAACTAAACCTCTACTTCAAGCATTGCGTAATGAGTTAGTGGACTCTAAAATGTGTCCTACAGTCTACGTTGAACGCAATTTATCGGACTATGATTTTTATAAACAATGGTGGCCAGTGATTTCCGAAAATCGTAAAAAATCAAATATGTCATGGTATAATAATCCTGAAGAACGAAATACCGCATCTTATCTTTTAGTATGCATGTTTAAAATGGTTGCAATACAACTAGCTAATCAACGTAATGACTTTGATTCATCATACTATTTTTGGTTAGATTTTGGTTGCTCTCATATTGCTAAGAATAATATGAAAGAGGCAACTATAAAAATGTTAGAACATCCTAATCCTAAAATTTCCACTCTATATATTGATTATTGTTGTAAAAAAACGTTAGAAAACATGGAAAGGGTAGTTAATTATGGTATGTGTGGTATAGCAGGAACAGTTTTTTCTGCTCAGAAAGAATATATTCCTGTATTTTGTGCCTATATGTGGTCTATTTTTTATGAAATGGTAGCACGTGGTGTAGGTCATACAGATGAACAAGTATTTACGTATTGTTATGATAGACATCCAGAATTATTTACTTTATATTTTGGTGATTATTATTCAGTCATTCTAAATTATCATTATGTATGTAAAGATTCACTTACTATCAAGGATTTTTTTATAGTGAAGACTATAAATGCAGGTCGTCACGATTTAGCAAAACTTGCAGCAAAAAGTATATTAGATGGGTATGAAAAACAGACAAGTGACCTTCCTGAATGCGAATTAGAATTTATGCGTTCAATAGTGAATTCATAATTTAAGAAAAGTTTTTATTCGTTTAAAATAGGGACAAGGCCTTCAATGGATATTTCCATTAAAGATGAGAAAATTAAATATTTAGGCGATAGAAATATATCAAAAATTTACGGATGGAATCTGTTTGTCCCCGGTATAAGAATAGGCGCCCATGATTTTAAACGCTTCAACAAGGTGTACGCCTATGTAGCTCTTCCAAAAGCTGAAATACGCGTATTTTTAAGAACTGCTATATTTTTGGAAGTCATTGGTTTAGATTCTGATAAGAAACACTATGTATTAGTTCACGACGTTGGTAAATCAGGAAAACATACATGGGATGTTCCCAAGGGTCAAGTTGAATATAAAGAATTTATGGATATCAAGTCAAAGTTTAGAAGTCCTATTACAGGACTACATAGTCTTTTAAAAGAAGGTATTCGTAGAGAACTAGAAGAAGAGGCTAAAATCAGTATTGATGATGTTATAAATTTAAGAGAAATACCGAATTTAGTTGTAGCAGGAAAGCATAAAGATTTACCTGAACACTTCCATTATCAATACCATATTTTTGAAGGTAAGGTTCATTATAAATTTTTTGAAAAAGCAAAGCAACAGTTAGATAGATTACGTAATAATCCCATTTTAACAATAGATATGCCTAAGGATGTAATAGAAAAGGATAATATTACATTATGGACACCCAGTGAAGGATTTGATAAGATAATTGAAGGTGACCCCATGAAGATAGTAACTTTATATATGTCATATAAGAATCAATAAATCACGAAAAAATCACATAAGTTTGAAGGCTAAAGAATAGATGTGTAACATTTGTATGGAGCATCCAAATGTTGCACAAGGGCCACCTTGGAAATGGTGGAATGGTGGACCACCGTTAGTAAATTTGAAATATGAACACGCTTTTACGGATAAAAATAAGCCTGTTTATGAGTTATGGATAAGTACGTTGGCCATTAAGCAGACTCAAGAAGCAAAAAATAAAATTGATAATATACAATCACAAGGTGTATGGGATGACTATAAAAAGATTACAAATCCATATGAATATGTATTCCTTTCATTGAATCGTCGTATGATACGTTCTGTATCTACACGTGTCCCTTTATCCCGCTCTTTCTATAAAATGCTTGAATTATGGCAAGGTGCTAACCTGTACGATGATATTAAGTTACTTATTCATCGCGATGGTGGACTTTATTCAGCACACGCAGCAGAAGGACCTGGTGGCTTTATTGAAGCTCTGCATGAATCTGTTCCGAAGGTTATCTATTCACAGGCAATGACACTTAGGTCAACCACACGTAATATTCCTGGTTGGAGAAAGACATCAGCCTTTCTATGTAAGCATCCTGAAATTAATATTACTTATGGCGAAACAGATACGGGTGACCTACTATTACTTAAAAATATCGACTACTTTGTTGAAAAATACGGAGAAAAAAAGGCACATATTTATACTGCGGATGGTGGTTTTGATTTTAGTTCAGATTTTAATGCACAAGAAGAAACAATATTACCACTATTAACTGCTGAATTTTATCTAGGTCTAAAATGTATATGTCGTGGTGGTATATTAATTGTAAAAATCTTTGATACGACATTAAGGCCTACATTAGAGCTTTTATGGGTTGTTACACGATATTTTAGAGAATGGTCTATTATTAAACCTAGAACTAGTCGTGGTGGAAATGCAGAACGTTATATTGTGTGTAAGGGTTTTCTTGGTTTAGATAATGATGCAGATGCCTTCTTTCGTAAATCAATCGAACTTTCAACAGATGAAAATATTATTCAGAGTTTTCTAAAAATTAAACCTGATAAAGAATGGCTTCAGACAATGCTTATATTACAAGAAGCAATAGCACAACAGGAAACTGAAATTATAGAAAAGACTCTTGAGCTGATTAAGAAACCAGTTGAAGAAAATGTACGTAAATATATTGAGCAGAACGTTGAACGTTCAATTCAATGGTGTATAGAACATAAGGACCCGATTAATCCAAAATGGTATGAACAAGATTGGTACAAAAAAACAATTAATGAAGAAATTCGCGAACTATTAAATGGACATGAACAGAGACCTTCAAATACCATTATTCCTTGGAGAGGCCTCCCTGCATCTGAGGTTTCACAAAATGATTCACAAGAACACCGCCAACAGCAACAGAGGCGTCATGCTGTGTTATTTTCCCGCTCTCGACCTGTTCGAGTTGAGCAATCAACATCTCGAGCACGGCGCGGGGATAATCTGGACGAAGAAGGATGGCAAAAAGTTTAGGAAACTCAGTTTCCCATTCAGGAAATTTGGCCTGAACACTAGCACCACTCATAGTTTTTAGCGCCTCTTGTACTTCAGACATCATTCGGCGCGCTCTTACAGATTTTTTCTCAAGACTTGAATCACTCATATTGCTCTCAATTAAGTCATTAAAATTACTTTAGGTTGTGAACGCGTCGGGTATAAATTCTTTGCATAAGTTCTTCTTTGAAAAGACCGGTACGTTCTATTTGCCGACCTAACTCATTTTTAATGGTTTTGGTCCATAGAAAACAGGTATTATATATTTGTTCAGAAAGTTTATTATAGAATATAATAGCCCCAGTATTATAAAATTCTAGTATAAGTAAACTTCTGAAACCGGATGGTCTAGGATAAAAATAAGTAATATACAAAACACCTATTACTTGTCTATGGTTAAGATACGGTGGTTCTAAAATATAACAACTACATATACTTTTATCTTTGCTTTTTAATTCATTTGATAATATATTGATTTGATACGATATATCGGAATAGGTGTACGTTTTACCTATTCAAAGTCTAGTAAATATTTTATCATCTTATTAGTAGTAAATGCCAAGTGCCCGTAAAAATAGAACATATAGAAATCGTAAATTTCGTGGTGGTTCTATGTTAACAGCATTGACACCCAGTCCATTAAACCCATCTGTACCTGGTGGTCTATCTTCAAATCTTCCTAATGATTCGTGGGGACGTTGGGCTCCCTATGCTGATGCACGTCAATCAGGACCTACAACAGCGTTACCAGCTCCCTTGGCAAATGGTGGACTTTACACGAATCCTCAATCAACTGCTGTCTGGGCCTCATCCCCATTCCCGGCTACTCAGAACGCGTTTGCACTTGAAGCTGCAAAGGTTAGTGGTCTTCCAGAAGTTGCCTATCATCAGAGACCAAATGATAACTTTGGTGCTTCCTTTTCACCAGTTGTTGGTACTCCTGTAACACCACAACACTATTCTGCTACAGGTCCAGCTGGTCCTATATTACAGACACAGTCTGGAGGTAAGCGTAGCGAAAGTAAGCGCAAGAGAAATAATCGTAAGAACGCAAAGAGTCGCAAGTATCGTAAATAATTAGATTATGACTGAAATTTAGAGCGCATTATTATAATCCTTTCTTAATTTGTAATAACAAGTAGAGATATGCAAACAGGGTTAAGTCCAACTGTAAGTGCAGGGTCTTTACATCCAATTGAAATTCACAGCGATGACCCCCGTCATTTAACTAATTTAACGGCACGTATTGCATCAATGAACGCTCAATCAGCTTCTGATACGAAGTATGACCCAAAAGCACCGCCACGCGTAGATAGAAATGGAAAAGAGGTTAGTGAAGCCTTTGTTGCTACCTTAGATGTACCTGACACAAAAATAAATGGCGAATTGTTATATGCAACAGGTGCTTTATCATTAATAGTATTTATTATGGCATTATTTACATATTTGGACCAGAAAATGTATCTATCTATTTCACAGAATCCACGTGGAACAACTCTTATTGCACTCACAGCTGTTATAAGTTTAATTTCAATGGGTTTATCATATTATGGTGTTAGAACAAATGAAGTAATTCTCTGGTATCCCGAATCAAAGCAACCGCGTATTGCTTATTAAAACACACATTATTTAGAACAGGTTCAACTATGAATGACTCAGAAATATTAGAAGGCACAACAATTCATAAAAATACGTCATTTAAATACGAGATTTTTATGAATCCTGGTAATCAACCACATGCTGTAAAGCAATATATTATAAATAGATTCGGTGATAAATTATACAAGGGTAAAATCTGTCTAGATATCACAAAAGACCTTGTTGAAGAGGCCCTTAAAACCAGTGATTATAAGGCGATTTTGTTTGTTAAAAATATTCACGATGATGACGAAGCCTCAGCCAGTTTACAGGTCCAAGATTGGAAGAACGAAGGAAAAACACAACTGTGGATACATGATTTATGTCGTATTAATAATTCAAAAATAAAATCAAAGGTAAGCCCAGTAGAGGTGCTTTTCAATTTATCTATGAACCTTACCAAGTTAGAAGGTTTTCAATCAATAAATTTAATGATTTTGGAAGACAGCAGTGCAAATACTCTAATTAATATTTATAAGAAATATGGTTTTTATGTTGATAAAAAAATCAGTTTAGAAGGTGTGTATGTGATGAAAAAAGAATTATATCAAAAAGGTGGTAAAAGAAAAACAAGAAAGAGAAAAAACTTTGCACTATTCAAGGAGTATGAAATTAATTAAAAACAAACTTATTATTTTAGGTATTATTTTAGTAACCTTGTGTTTAGCATATATTATGACTAGACCAGTTTATCCTAAAATAATATGGCTATACTGGGACAGTGAACCATTACCACACACGATAAACCTGATTAAACAATACAATAAAGACAAAATGAAAGATTGGGATGTAAAATATTTAAATATCCATACAATTAAAAATTACATTCCCGACAGTGCTTACAATACAAAATATAACGACCTTGTACCTGCAAATAAATCGGATTGGATTCGTCTATATATTCTTTACACATATGGTGGCCTCTGGATGGATGCAGGAATTATTGTAAATAATTCTGATGCGTTAAATTATATTTACGATAAAAGCCTGGCTAATAACGTACAAATGGCTGTATTTAAAACTGTCAATGAGGATGGCGTATTTAAGCATAGTTCAGGAGTAGAAGTGCCCTTAGTTATAGATAGCTGGTTCATATTGTCTCCAAAAGGAAGTCCTATTATCAAAGCATGGTTAGATGATTTCACTGATGCCATACAAATAGGGTTTTTAAATTATAAGAGACAAATTGTTAAAAATGGTACAGATATTTCTAAGATACATTGTGGAAATGAGGAGGATACATATTTAATGGTTCACATGTGCATTCAGAACGTCATACAAAAGAAACTAAATAAAGTACCTAAAATGCTTATTTTAGATTCAAACGATAGTATGTTCAGAATTCAAAATATGTGTGGTTGGGATGATAAATGTATAGCTGACAAATTAAATAATGATAAAATGTGTAAACAATTACCTTTTATTAAACTAATAAATTCAAATAGACGTGAAAATATTGATAAATATTTTAATTGAACGATAATAACGTATTATAACTAAGTTAAGAACAGCATTCGTGTGTTCTTAACTTAAGTAATTTCAAATATTTATCTTCCTCAAGTCTTCTTTTTATTACGCCGTGTACTCTTGCGTTTTCCACCAATTTGTCCATAGGGACCCAAGCATGTACCACTTACGTGAAGTAATATGAATGTCTGTTGGTCTTCTCCACCAATTTCTGTAATCGCTGTTCTAAGTCCTACAACTTTGAGTGTGTTTGGAAAGGTTGCTGAAACCTTATTTTTAAACTCAGTCATACCACGTTCAGTAAGTCTATCAACAGCAATTTGAATTGCGTTATTTTTACCGCCAAAGGGTGCTTGGAACATAGCAATTACAGCTCTAAAAAAGGATACAGCCTCAACATTATTATTCATAACAGTGCCTAAGGGTGTATACTTGGTTGCATCATATTGATCCGTTGTCTCTAGACTAAAAGACATCCCTAACTAAACATACGAAATTGATCAAGAACTGTATTAATTAATAGAGTCGTAGTTGCAGTACCAATAACGCTTATAGATGTTGCTAGTCTTAGTTCACGCGTTGGTTCAAAACCTACAAGATGAATCAACGGGTCCAGAATTGTATCTGTTAAACCTGTTAACTTTTGTTCAGCCTTAGTAATAACACAACTACGAAATATTAATTGCTGTAAAACAATTATAACAAAGAAGAAAAATATAAATAGTCTTAAGCTTTGATTGGGTGCTAGTATAAAGTAAATTATATATAGTATAATTCCTCCCAAAAAATGGCAAATCATAAGAGCTTGTCCCTTACCCATATCCCCACCGGGAAGCCAACAGAAAAAAACACGTGTCAAAGAAATAAATAAATCAATTAAAGAGTATTTTATAGGTCGTAATATTTTACGTATATTTTCAATGGCTTTGTCAGACTCTTTTTTAATACCATTATATTCTCCAATTATATTTTCACCTATTTTGATAGGACCTTCTGAAGCCTCCATTACATTCTATTATGAATTATTTAGTTACTATTTTTCGCATGTTATTGAAAAAATAAATAAAGTAGTTAAAGAGATAAATATATAAAATAATATACTGAATAATGCTTAACAAAAATCAGATTGAATCAATTGCAAAGCATCTCCGTGAACTAGCTCAAATCTTTGAGTCTGCTAATAAGCAGGCTATCACAACTAATGCTGTTGTAGAAGAGGATGAACAAAATGGCTCCAAGCGTGGTCGTAAGCCGGGCGCGGTGTCAGATGAAATTCGTTGCCAGCACACAAGTGACAAGGGGCGTTGTAAGAATCGTGCTACAAAGGGGACGGTTTGTGGTAAACATCTTTCAGAATAAAAAATTGATTTATAAATATAGTAGGTAGGTAGGACACAAATACAATGCTTCTTAATCCTCAACTATTTATTCTTCCTTCAAATGAAATCAAATCCACTGGTCTTCAGAATTTAACTTACGGTTCATTAACACTAAGGGGTGTAAATACTATGGTACAAAGTATTAATAGATATCATAAGGGTCAAATCAACGGTTTCGATTTGGGTTGCGGAGATGGTGAATTGATTTATCATCTTCAAAAATTACTTCCTGATTCGATTTGGGAAGGTGTAGAAATTAGTGAGCACCGTGTTCAGGCACAGCAACGGGATGTTAACATCTGGCAAGGTGATATGTTGGATGAGAACCTTCGTCCTTACAATATTCTTCATGCAGACAATCTTTGTCTGGATGATGACATTGCTGAAAGACTGGAAAATAAGATTGCACAAGAATTTAGCGGTTTGTATATTACATATCGCCGTCCATCAACCACAAACTTTCTAAAAACTGCTGTTTACCTTGACACAGTAGTCACTGAAACAACATGGACTTATCATCCAATCCATATTTATAGAGTATTTTGACCAATAAAACTAAACAAAAATGAATGCCTATTTTTATCATTATTATTATCAAAAAAAAATGTCACAGACCTTTGTGCGTGCATCTATCAACGGCATTGTATACCTCATTGACTCACAAAAGGGTAAGGTTTATACTTATAATCTAGAGGCGCCTGTCTATATTGGTGACCTAGAACGTATTCCAAATGAGGAGTTAGTCACATCAGAAGGAAATCTTTCAGGTGCTAAGCTTAAGCTAAGACCCGATTGGGAAACAGTAATGAAGCATCTTGTAAGTGTATAATACTTAGCAATTAATCTTTTTGTAATTCATATAGGTAATATATTCTTGATTTGAGATAAATTTGTACGGCGATTTTGGAAATTGTGAATTTTGTGTACTAACTCTTATATATATATCAAGCCCACGACGGTTATTTAATAGTAAATCTGAGTCTAATGGTGGAGGTGGCAGAATATTTGAACAAACTGTACTGGTGGATGGGTCATTAATATATGTTCTTCCATTAATAGTACTCAAAATAGTGGATGTATATGGTATAGGTCTGCTTGCATAGGGTTGCTGAAAATCAGTTACATCGGGATATATAACAGTATGATATAACTGTCCCAAATTATAATCTATTTTTTCTTGACTATTTATGAACTGATAAAATTTAGCCTCATTAATTTCTGAGCCTTGTTCTACAGGAACATTATTTGCTAAATTGTTTAGTACAATTGAATTATAATTTTCAACCTTCTCAAAGGTTTCCCATTGGTTTCTTAATTGTCCTAAATCATATAACGATTGATTGAAAAATGTAGAACCAGGAAAACAAAATGTACTTCTCAATGGTTCTTGAGGTGCAGGACGAATAGGTTCACGACATGAGAAAAATAATATTGGTGGTTTATTTAATATAGGAGCAACATATTTGCAATTTGTACTAAATACTGGTTCTAAAATATTTTCTGTAACAATATGTGCTTTTGATTTCTCTTGTACCTGAGTAGGTACAGGCACTTGTGCACTGACATTTTTTTTGATTAATAAATAGGTTAGTCCACTCATCCCTTATTATGAATCAACATAAAAAGCCGGCAATCTACCGTCAAATACTTAAGTTCGGTATAAGACGTTATAACTCACTTCGACGTCTTGACTACACGATTATCAAAGAGTGCCATCTTGAGTCGGATGGTCTTCTGATTGAAGATATCCTTAGTTTTCTTACCGTTCTTGCCCTTCTTTTCTTGCCGTGTCTTGGGAGTAAAATCCATTGTGTCTTCTTTGACCTTACCTTTTCTAAGATAAAGAAAGCGATTTCAATTTTATCACTAAATAAATAAATAAAAATGAAATAAGCATGCACGGAAAAAGTCAGATAAATGCTGTCTTCCACAATTATACCTGGCATATCCACAGCCTTTGACAATGTTCAAAATCTGTGGTTTATATATAAGAATAAGCCTACTGTTGTCGTAATCGGTAGTGGTTGGGCCGCCACCGCCTTTACGGACCAAATCAACAAAAATAAGTATAATGTAAAGGTTATATCTAAGAGTCCCTTCCGTTTGAATCAACCACGTTTGATTCCAGATTTCAAGCCTAGTTATAAGAAGCTAACAGTAGAACCCATCTTGGATAATTGTCTTTCTGTTGATTTTGATAATAAGACTGTAAAGGCAACATATGGAAACTATGAATATGATTATTTGGTTATAGCCTCAGGCTCTGAACCTAATGATTTTGGCATTTCAGGAGTAAAGACACATTGTCACATGTTCAAAACTGAAACAGACCTTGAATATTTAAAACGTATTCTCACACCAAATTCTAAGATTACGATTATTGGAGCTGGACCTACGGGTCTTGAACTGGCTTTCAAGCTAAATTTAATGGGTCACAGTGTTAGTATTCTCGATGCAATGCCCACAATCCTGCCTGGATTTACGGAAACAATGCAACAGCAGACAAAGGAGATTCTTTATGAACGCAAAATCCCCATTTATAATAATATGAAAATTACTAAGGTCACCGAAACAGAAATTATAACATCTGACCAAAAAATAAAGCGTGATCCTATTGTTATATGGACAGGTGGAATTAGACCCACATCCTTTGTGAGAGATTTAAACAAAAACAGACCGTTCACAACAAATGGTTATCTTATGGTTCAGTCAAATGTATATGCCCTAGGTGATGTAGTTACAGGCAATGGTCCACCAACCGCCCAAAATGCCAAACAGCAAGGTAAGTTTCTTGCAAAACATTTCAATGACGACTTCCAATTAATTAGTCCATATAAATACAAGGAGGCAGGTCGCGTCCTTGACCTAGGCGATGGTCTGTTAGTAGAATATAATAGACATGTTATGAGACTACCATCCTTCTTTCGATTTATCTTCTATTATTTGGCCGATTAGATGTACAGTTATAAAATCTTCTTTCCCTATATAAAATAATGGGAAAATAAACTATCATCTAAAGAAACCTTACATATATAAACATAGGGGTTCATGAATTATTCAGATGAACAAAAAATAATTATAGATGCATGTGTTAACGATACAAATGTCATTGTAGACGCGGTAGCCGGCTCAGGAAAAACAACTACGTTGATTGGAATAGCCAAGGCACAGCCAAATAAACGTATATTGGGTGTGTTATTTAATCGGTCCTTGAAAGAGGAAACTAGAGAACGTGTTGCTAAAAATCATTTGTCTTATCTAGAAATACATAATTTTCATGCATTAGCTAAAAAATACTACAATGATGATATATGTAATGATAGCGGTATTTCTATGTTACTCAAAGAAGGTAAATCACCCTATAAGAAACTTCCTCAATGGGAGCGAATTATTATCGATGAAGTTCAAGATATGAATCCACTTTATTTTGATTTTATGAAGAAAGTCATAAGAGATTTAAATAACACGAATCTGAAGCTCACCGTTATGGGTGATAGGTATCAGTCAATTTACGCCTTTCTTAATTCAGATTCTAGATTTTTAACAAACGCCCCTCATATATATCTCTCTATTAATGGCCCTTGGAATAAGCTTACATTATCGATTACATACAGGTGTAATTCGTCAATTTGTGCCTTTCTGAATGATTGTCTGTTAGGTCACAAACGCCTTATTCCCTTTGACCCAAATCCTGCGCCACCTGTTAACTATATTTACGGTAGCCCCTTTGAAGCGCGTAAGGTTCTTTTAACAGCTATCATGGAACATCTGTGCTCAGGTTATAAACCAGAAGATATTTTTGTCCTTGTTCCATCTGTTAAAATGAAACTCAAGGAAACGCCTGTTAAGATGTTAGAAAATCTCCTAGTATCCAATTATGTTCCTATTTATATTCCCAATGAAAATGAGAAAGATATCAATAATGTAGAGGATGGCGACCCAACCAAGGGTAAATTGGTTATAACAACCTTTCATCAGTCAAAGGGTCTAGAACGCAAGATAGTTATTATTTATAACTTTGACCACTCCTATTATAAAATCTTTAACAAGGAAGCCGACCCAAATGCACTTTCTGCCGAACTATACGTATCTACAACACGAACCATACATCATTTGTATGTGGTCCATGATAAGAAACAACCACCCTTTAAATTTTTTAAGACACCCAAGGGACCGTATGTACGGTTTATGTCATCAAGCGGTGAATATTTACCAAAATTACCAGAACATATTGATAATAGCGCACCTGAAATTGATAAACCGCGTATTTTTCATGCCAGTGAAATGACGAATTATTTAACGGCAGATGTGCTAATTGACGCTGCCTCCTATTTTACTGTCAAGGTCATACAACAGCCCTTTATTACCTTGGATTTAAAATCATTGATACAAACAAGCCCAGGACACTATGAAACAGTATCGGATTTAAATGGCACAGCGATTCCTGCATTTTACGAATGGCGTAAACGTAAATCAATGCGTATTGCATCACTTGATGAAGATACCTTAATCAAGGACGGACAGACATTTATACAAAGATACCACGAATTACAAAAAAATATCACCAATTCTGAAATTCCGCAAATTGGCGAAATCTTAGAAATAGCTAATATATTTACCTCTATTGCAGAAGGGTATCATTATAAGGTAGCACAGATTAAAAATTACAATTGGCTCAAAAATTTGGATATAGAACCATGTATGGATATTTTAGAGGCAAATTTGGATACAGACGATATTCAATATGAGGTCAATCTACCTGAACAAACAACACAGACATACTCTGTTTTAGGTCGCATTGACGCATACTCTGAATCCAAGTCAACCTTATGGGAAATCAAGTGTACAGACAAACTGGACCAAGTACATGAGATTCAATTGGCTATCTATGCTTGGATGTTTAGTAAGCAATTTCCCAAGCGCTTCAATGATATCCAATTTCAACTATTAAATATTAGAACCGGTGAATGTCGTCAAATAAATTCAAGCCCAGAAAATCTTGACGCAATGATGACTTTTCTTGCCTCTGAAAAAATGCGAACCTATACAAAAATGTCAGATGAAGAATTTAATAGACGATTTTCAACAAATGTTGACGTACCTATCCAGCCGAATCACTTAAAGCAATTAAAAATAACATCAATGATTCCTACGACGAAACAGCCAGCCCTCTTTCTTGATGAAGATAAGCCAGTACCATCTGCACCAAAGAAGCCACGTACAACACCCGTAATGACGTCTACTGTAACAACAGTAGCAGTACCACCACTTAGTATTAACGAAACACCTACAAATAATATTGTTGAACCAATCACTCCTGATGGTCGTGTGATTGTCTTTGACCTAGAGACCAATGGTCTTCCTGAAACGCCATCCTTTGGTACTTATTATCCACCAGAAGAACTACATAGATATAGAATGTCGCGCATTGTACAGTGGAGTTGGTCCTTTCACGAGCCAGATGGTACGCTAATTGCCGAAGAGGACCATATTATTAAACCCAATCTGGCCGAATATAGAATTCTTAACGAACAGTTTCATGGAATTACGGAGACGATTGCACGTGTTCGCGGTAAGACCTTTGAAGAAATTATGGAAAAATGGACATCGCATCTAAAGGATGCAACTACTATTGTTGGACATAATGTGAATTTTGATAAGCACGTACTGATGTCTGAGCTACATCGCCGTGGTTATCCAGACCTGGCAAAGATACTCCTAACGAAAAAGTGGGTCTGTACAATGGAGCGTGGTAAGCAGCTCTGTGGCTTGAAGGCGCGTAATAAGCTCAAGCCTCCTAAGCTATGTGAACTGATGCATGCCCTAGGTATCAAGGAAGAAGTCGGACGTGCCTTTCATAATTCTAAGCATGACGTCTATTACACAGCCCGTTGTTACTTCAGTGAACAGGTTGCTGTCAATAACTGTCCAAAAATGTACGATGGTCAACATGCCGGTAAGACCTATGAGGAGATTCTAACTGTTGACCGCGCCTACGCTGTTCATTCTGCAGCAGCATGTAATGTTCACAAGCTATATAATTCTCCGATTCGTAAGTTGTCCAATTGGCTTAATGATAAGGCCAAAAAGGACTCATCATTAGCTGAAGAAATTAAAAATAAGACGGAGGAGATTCGTAATAGTTTGCCACCTAAGATGTAAAAAGCCAATCCATCACTCTTATTTTTCAAGTGAAAATATCTTATTTGCTATCTTCATAAAATCGTTTGCTACAGGTCTTTTAAATTGAAAACACTTATCAAGCTCTTTTAACTGACCTGAGCTGGATTCGGTAGCAAGTGCATCATATTTTGCCTTCATATCCTTTATGAGTGCTGTCATAAATGACTTACGTGTTTTTATTTCAGCCTTGGCAATTTCCTTATTTGTAATTATACATTTTGCCTTTCTAGTTTTATGCTTTAATACAGCGTCTTTCATAAGCTGTTTTAAATCTAATATACGACTTTTGAGTTGTTTCTTTTGCTCTTTATCATCACTATTTTTAATAGTCTTTTCAACCTCAGTAATTTGGTCATCAATAACCTTTTGCGCACTTATTAAATCCGCATCACAATCGCGTTCCTTTGCCGACTCTGATATTAGATTTTCAATACCAATTTGACGCATATAACTATCTATAAATGTAGGAATATCGGCAGATGATGATGTTTGCACAGGTACAGAAATTGTTTGGAACTTGGGTTGAGCAAATGTCGTAGGGTCAAACTCACGATTCAAATATGAAACAATACCATCAGCCCGTTCCTTATAATAGGTTTTACCCGCTTCTGAAATGGCACCATCTGTATTTGTATATTTCGAACGAAATTCTTCTAAACCTACAAATCTGTCTTCAGGCTCAGGTATTAGTGTATTAATTATCTCAAATAGTTCCTTTGGTGAATCGGTAATAGGTGTAGCCGTCATTAACAAAGGTCTAACTGAATTTTTGCCGGATTTGTTGTAACTATCAAAGATGTAATTCTGTATTGTGTGAAAATCAGCAGCCTCAGCAGCTCCTAAATCTCCATCATGAAGCTTGTGAATTTCATCAATAACTAAGAAGGTCTTATATAATGGGTCAGACGGATTATTCTTGTATAATGTTCTACCTAGTTCGTTCTTCTTCTCCAAGGCATTTTGGAAGGTTCTGTAGCTAATCGGAGCCATCCATGATTTACTCAATAATCTTTTCTGCTTTTTAGGGTCCTCAGGAATTACAACACCGTCTTTCATTAATGGGATTGAACATATTACACCGAAAATATTCTTATATACATCGGCCATAAGGGCATTTCTAGTTACCCATAAAATTTTGTAACCAGCTTGTTCAAACTTTGTAGTTGCGGCGGCAACAGCCATACAAGTTTTACCTGTTCCAACAGAATGCCAGGCTAGTAAACCTTTGATAGAACGTTCAGGTGTAAAGTAGTTACGTATGAAGTCCTGAGTCTTTGTAAAAGACGCAGCCTTTCCCTTTTCCATCGTCATTTCACAGCCACTTTGTACAATGGGTTTTTGCCAGCGATATTTTTTGAATTCACTTACATTGGTTAAGTTTGTAGAAGGCTTTAAAAATACATCGCCCTTATCCTCATCAAGTCCAGTTTCATCAAGCAACGCCTGCTCAATCTTAAAATTATTTATGTTGTAATTCAATTCATAATCAACGGCACTTTGAATCGCCAAAATAGTAATTTCTTGTGTAAGGTTCATGAGGGCTAAATCGAGTCCGGATTTTTCTAACATAAGATTGTGTGCAGCAATTTCCTTGGTGTCCTTATCCTTTAGTAAAAATGGTTCACCATATGGTAGTATTGTATTATATATAAATACGTTCAGTTTCCAACCACTTTTCGGTACAAAGGGAAGCCCCTTTTGGCCACAATAGCGGGTGGCTCTGCCGACCGCCTGCTTTAAGTCAGAAGTCGCAATGGACGGTTCCAAAAGATGTACATATTTTACATCATATAAATCGATACCCTCCTTATATTTAGAATCCAAGACAATTATACGTAAAAGCTCACCATACACATTTTCAGGACGCGAATTGAAGACCTTTAGAATGGTTTTCTTTGTTTCTACCGATAAGGGGTTTTTCCAGAGAGGCAAGGATTGTAAAATAGCAAAACCATTGTTATTATCGTCTTTTCCTGCTTGGTAAATGGTTTGCCCCTTTTGAGTTTTTACAAGCTCACCACCACGCCGAATAAGCTTTGTTTTTAAACCCATCCGGAAGTCAAATCCGCCGGCAATTAAGAATGACGCAATCGCTTTGGCACCATACGCAGATTCACGAATGTCTGTAAATATAAAGTGCTTAAATTTGGTATTATGTTGTTTCATGTCATCTTCATCAAGTTTCTTTATCTGTTTGATAAGTTGCGTAAATTTAGCGCTCAAATCGGGTGTAATAGCAGCCATGTCAAATCTGTCAGAGTCGGGCATAAGGGTTCTAGATAATTTTACAGTGTTGGCCGTTTTACGAATACATTGCGCTAGTTTTGATAAGCGCATTGTCTTCTTTTTTGGTCCATTTTCATTACTACTCATCCGATAGTTCTATTCATAGTCCCGATTTTAATCTACAGCATTAATAGGATGAAAAAATTAAATTTACAAAATGTTAGAAAAATAGCCGAAAATATATACGGCCCAATCAAAGCAGACGAAATACTAAGACAGAAGCATAAAAATACAGGCCATGGGTTTGACCAACCGTTACCGGATGTTGTAGGTTTAAAACAGCATGACAGTGAATGTGCAAGTGACGCTATTCAAGAAGTCTTGTTGTTTGCAGATGGAATCCGTGAATATACGCAACCGATACTTTACGGGTTAACCAAAGAGCAGTCAGAAACCAGAACTACCTTGCAACTAGATTACGAAGATTGGCACCCCCTTCAAGAATATTTCTATTATATTCAAAAAAGATTCCGGGCTCATTATGATGTTATTAATTATATAAGAACACACAAAATCAATGCACAAAAATATTATGATAATTACGATGAGGTATGTTTATTAAACCCGTTATTTAAGCAAAAACAAGCCACTTCCATTGAAGCTGGAGTTTTAGCCTTAAAACATTACAAAGGAGAGCAAAAATATAAGGGAACTGGACTTCTTTATAAAAATGTGACAAATATTATTGACGGAATTTTAAAAAGTCTAAGTGTTCCATATGTTAGAGAAAATGGCGTACATGTAGATTCAACGGGAATTATTGTATTTTGTAAAAAAGCGACAATCAATAAGGATGGTCAAGAACAACTCAATTCTTTTGGTCACGTTATTGCTTTTTTTAAGGCCTTGGGTAACTGGGTCTTTTATGATAATAATTTGGGATTTGTAAACGTAGATGAAAAAGTTGTGGAAGCCTTAAAAGAAGGTAATTTACGCATAGTCAATTACAAAAAAGTCTATTTTGTAAAAGCCGGTAAAGATAGTGTATACGAATCTGCTTGGAATAATGGCAAGTGGGATAAGGACCTAGTAAAAGATTTATATGAAGATGGCAAGAAGATTCAAGGGATGTATTTGTACTTCGGTTCTCCTACACAGTGCTCTTCTGTGAAATTTGTAGAACCGGAATTAATCAATGAAAGTCATAAAGCTTGTGATATCAGTCAAAAAGACCTGGAGCCAAAAACAGCTGAGGAACTTGAAGCAACGATGAAAAAGTTCAAAGATAATATTTACGCCAATTTAGAATCAAATAGTAGAATTTTTGAGAATATGTATCACTTCATATATGATTCTATAGACTTAATAAAGACAATACCAGCAGAGTTAGATTTTGTTGAAAAGAGCATTGATAAAATAGTTTTAAGACCCGCATGTAGTCCATTAACACACTATTGGTGTTCTAAGATACACATGGCTCTAAAAGGCAGGGCTACAGATTCCATGAAGTGGTTTAAAATTCCTAAAATCGCTAGATTGGGACATCAAAGAGAAAGATTCCCAACACCACAAGCACTTTTAGATAAACTTCTCAATACAACAAATGTAGAAGAAGAAGATAAGAAGTCGCCACAGTTCACACCGTGTTTACCTGGACAGGTTCGTAATTCAAAGACGCTAAAATGTCGTGATAGAGTAAAAAAGGAACCACAACTCAATGCTGAAGGCAACCCTATTAAAAAGGAAAAAAAGGATGAAAAGAAAGAAGGAAATGCAGAAAAAGTAGCCAAATCGAAATGCCCTAAAGGAGAAGTAAGAGACCCCAAGACAGGACTTTGTGTTGCAAAAGAGGAGCCCTGCCCTCCAGGACAAGTGCGCAACAAAAATACAAGAGCCTGTCGTGGTCGCCTAGAAGGCAAAATGTGTCCAGAAGGACAAATCCGTGATAAGAAAACTAAGAAGTGCAGAGATAAGGAGGTCTATAAATTTTAGCGCAATAAAGTTTCATAAATAGAATATAATTATGTAATTACATAATTATATTTTTCAAAACCCACATTTATTGTAAAAAATTAGACACAACGTCTAACTTTGCGTGTTTTACGCTTTCCACCATCTTGCTTGAGCTTACGGCATGTTCCATCACCAACAAAAAATTGCCAGCCATAACGTTCCCATATATCTAAGACGGTCTTGATTTTATCAATAATGACCTTGGGTTTTTTAAATCTTTCGATTATAAAAAACGGGTTTTCATTATCAACTGTGTCTTGCCATAGCTGTTTATTAGCCTTATTTGTAATAATCGCATTTAGTTCCCTTATAAATGCTTTATTTTCAAGAAGCATTCTATACATATTAATAAGAGCCCTGTGTTTTTCAAACTTTAATTCGACAGTAGCGTTTTTACTGGGTGTATTATCAAACGGAACTTGTAAATAGGAAGCCAAGCTATACGATTGACATAGTGTATCGTTTACATCAACATGTATATTTTGGAATCCCAAATCTATACTACATACTTTTGATGATACAAAATCTTCATTATGAGCATTCTTAAATCTATTTTGTGCAACTCTATTTCTTACTGTATTATTGGCAACATTCTTTATATTATTCATATTATTGTTAGTATTATAGTTCGTACTAACAGTTTCGTTGTTTTCATCCACTGGCTCTTCATCAGCGTTATAATAGTACACATGGTGAACGGAATGCTCAAAATTGGCACCGCCTGGTTCAATAATCAATTTACCTTCAAGTTTATAAATCTCCTGAATTATTTCACGGATTGTAGCGTCGCCAAATATCTGATTGATATAGGACATATGGGCGCGACTAAAAATAATAAGCAACTCATTTGTACAATATTGTTTATCTAAAATTTCTAAATGAAAGGAAGCCATCTATAGAATAGTAGTTTTATAATCAATATAATCTCCTTTTTCAATAAAATAACACCATCCGTATGTTTCCCAAATATTAAGCACATGATGAATATTCTGTATTATCGGGGCTCCGTGTTTGTATTTTTCAATCATATAGAAATTATGTTTATGATTGACGGAGTCAATCCACAATCGATTATTGGATTCAAAGATAATGTCGTCAATAATTTTATTACGTAAATCAAAATTATCAAGTAGATTTCTATACATTTGAATCATTGCTATCTGTTTATTATACTTCATACTAACATCAGCTTTTACACTGGGCTGATTATCAAAAGGTATATTCATATATTTCATAAGTGAATACGATTGACAAAGTGTGTCATTTATATCAATCTTATTATCTTGATAACCTAATTCAACACTACATAGTTTTTTACCACGATTATCGTAATAGACATGATGATTTGTATGCATAAACGGTGAGTCTTCTACCACTAGTTTTCCTTCGAATCCATAGGTTTCTTGTATAATTTCACGTACAGATTGGTCACCAAATATCTGATTGATATATGACATATGTGCCCTGCTAAACGTAATCAAATCGATTTTGGTGTCAAGAATTTCCAGATGGTAAGGTGGCATGCTGTTCTTTCTATTTTACATAATAGTAACTTCAATTTTGTATTTAACAGGAAAATATAGAAAAAATTGAAATGATATGTATTATACAATATAAAGTTAATGGACGCAACAAGAACGCTGGGATGGTTGCGACAGGTTTCTGCGAGGTAGGGGCAGCACCAAAATATGCGGACACACTATGCTATTAGCGCAGTGTGTCCACTAAGCCATTAGGGGCTTAGCTATTGGGTGATGGAGTTGCAACTCTATCCGACTTTAGCGGTCCTAGGACAGGTAAAACTGGTCTGGACGGCAATGCACTGTTCATTGTTGTTGCGACGTCGCGTCTACATGAGGGTTGAATCGGCAGTATGATGTGTCATGCTGGGTTGGGTAGTGACCTGACATTCCGGAGGCGATGAGCGATACATGCGCGGTAGGGGCATGTTTCATAGAGTTTGGCAAACTCAAAACTAAAGATGGGGCTTGTCCCTATTTTAGTTTTTAGTTAAACATATTATTATTAAATATGATGTTTTTCTCTAAGTTTAGAAATCAGCATCAATACGGAAGGACATTTGCTCAGCCGTCTTTCCAACTCCTGCAAGAGCATACGATGAGACCTTCTTCTCAAAGAAGTTGTCCTTACCCTCCAGTGAAATGCGCTCCATAAAGCCGAAGGGATTGGCCGTCTCATAGGTCTTGGTATAACCCATCTGAAGAAGGAGTCGGTCAGCAACAAACTCAATGTACTGACCCATCATTTTAGCGTTCATACCAATCATGGAGCATGGAATGGCCTCCGTAATGAACTCCTTCTCAATCTTCACAGCCTCACGAATCAGCTTAAAAGCCTTGGTCTTGGATAGGCGATTTGTCAGCTTACTGTAAAGAAGACAGGCAAAATCGGTGTGAAGACCCTCATCACGACTAATAAATTCGTTCGATGATGTCAGACCAGGCAAAATACCGCGTTGCTTAAACCAGAAGATAGAGCAAAAGGCCCCACTAAAGAAGATACCCTCCACGGCAGCAAAGGCCATTAGACGCGTTGCAAAGTTCGCTTCTGAGCCCCTCATCCAGTTCATAGCCCAATTAGCCTTCTTTTCAACAAAAGCCATAGTACGAATGGAGCGCAAGATATCAAGCTTCTCCACCTTATCCTCAATATATGTATCAATCAAACGACTATAGGTCTCTGAATGAACCGTTTCATTGCTCATTTGCTCAGTGTAGAAGGCCTTGGCCTCAGGCCACTGGACCTCATTGGCAAAGTTAGCAGCCAGATTCTCATTTACAATGCCATCGGAACCGGCAAAGAAACCAAGAATGCGCTTGATAAAATGTTGCTCATTTGCATTGAGCGTCTTCCAATCCTTAAGGTCCTTGGTAAGTTCAACCTCCTCAGGAATCCAACGGACTGCTACCAGGTCCTTATACATCTTAAACACATCCTGGTGCTCAATGGGAAACAGGACAAAGCGGTCCGGATTTTCCTTCAGTAGTGGCTCCTCAATCTGCTTTCGCGCACGAAAAGCCACCTTTGCAGGCTCCTCATCCAATAAACTAATACGGGGACTGGCTGCGGAACCAGTCGAAACGGCCCGTCTGCGACGAACAAGTGGTGTCTTTGCAACTACAGAAGGCGCGCCTAGATTTGTAACCTCAAGAGTTGGAACGGGGTTAACAATGTCCATTCAGTATTTTTACCGGAGACTTTTTTGTGATACAAAGTCTACGTAAAATATGGTCTCAAGTTTTTTCTATGTTTACGGCAATTTCCAAGCCTGTAAAACTTAAAGAAAGCCAGACCTAATACATAGTATATGTCAGAATGTATTTTTTGTATAATTCCTGATATAATCGGTAAATCTATACCTGCTTATTGTATTGGCATCCCGGTTCCAAAAAATCAACATTATTTACGATATTATAATATGAATATATCATCAATTAAAACACGAAATGAATTAATAAGCACAGCAACATTTACACCTGGTAGTCGACTCATGTTAAGTTTAGAAGAAGCAAACCGATTAATTGCCCATCAGAACGCTTGGATTTCAATACTAACGAATAATGAGCCCTATAGCGTAGTATTTGAAAATAGTGAAGATTTAGAAAATGAGCATATTAAATTAAAACTGGAAAATGCCAAGATACCAAAAGGGTGGGACCTTATTAAAATTTCAGCAAATCAATATCTTATAACAAAAAGCGCAGCAAAAATCTTAATATTTGCTACACGTCAATTTCATAGTCCCTTAAAACAATTAATAGATTCCGTTAAAATGATGAAAGTATATGAATTATAATAAAATTGAAATCTTTCACATATTTGTTATATTTACAAAATGACATCTATTGATGATATCTTATCTAGAATCAAGAGCACTGAAGATTCTATTGAGGCTACGCTAATGCTTCTAAGAGTTCATCAAGATAACCTTTTCAACCTGCGCAGCGAACTTAAAAAGTTAATGCCATTGAATCCTATTTACACTCTTTATAAGCATCTTGTACAGAAGAATTGGCCCTTTATGCGTGTTAAGAACACGATTAAGTATCTACGTCTAGGGTCTACACGTATTTCTCATTACGATGGCCTGAAGCTTCTTGCTGACAAGAAGAATATTGATATTCAGACTCTACTCAATATGAGTGTAAAGAAGTACACTGGTTCAGACCATGATGCTATATGTATTACGGAAGGTATGTGGTCTCATAGAAATTATTATTATGCGTAAAACCACTCATATTGTACTTCATATAAATTATAGATGGTCTTACAAAATGAACAAATAATCTTTGTAAGAACCGACCCTGAACTATGGGATTTTTTTACAAACCAAGACGGTGTTCATGCTCTCCCGAAATATACATATGTTATAAAATCATCTGAAGGAAAAATCTGCTCCTTAGTTGATAGTCGTGTTATACCAGAGTGTCGAAATTCCAAACACGCAAGCAAGGCAGCAAATTGGTTAACTCATCTATCCATTATGGAACAATTTGTAAAGAGTGATAAACAGTTTCTTTTTGTATGTGAAGATTCTATCTTACTTAATGAATCGAATATACAACACATTGAGGCCTCTAGCAAAAAGGGACTAGTCTTATTGGCTGACAAAGTAAAGGCCTACATTGTAGATAAGGATACAGCATCAATCATAGTTAAAAATTCCTATGTATATTATGATGATTTTGCCAAAGTTTTAGAAGATATGAAACAATTAAATTTAATTACTCTAAATGACTCCGTCTTTCTAAAACCTAGAATAAATATAGACTCAACTATCATGAATATAGTATTTATATTATTGCTGTTGTCTTTTTCAGCAGGTATTTTTTACATGTTATGTCCATTTTATAGCTCTAGCACCAAGAATTTCATTGGCCTTGCTAAAGTGTTTACAACCAAAGAACCCAGTATGAGCGGATAAGGGACTTGGATGAGCTGCTTCCAAGATACTATGGTCACTACTAATTAATGATGCCTTCTTCTGTGCCTGCTTTCCCCAAAGCATGAAAACACATCCCTTCGTCTCTGTTACAATTGTATGAATAATAGCATCTGTAATAACTTCCCAACCCTTATTACTATGACTTAGAGGCTTACCGTCTTCTACTGTAAGAATTGTATTGAGCAGTAAAACACCTTGTTGAAACCAGGCTGACAGATTTGGGTGATAACAAGCCACGCCCAAATCTGATGACACCTCCTTCAAGATGTTCTTTAGACTTGGTGGGGCTTTTACATCATCTGGTACTGAAAACGAAAGACCCATAGCCTGACCATGTCCATGATATGGGTCCTGTCCCAAAATAACGACCCGTACTGAATCCAAAGGTATAGATAGACAATTAAAGATTAAGTCACGTGACGGATAAATGGTTTTCTTAGCAGTATGTTCATCTTTAAGAAAGGTTTCAAGAGCCTTACCTTCAGGTGAATTCAATACCTTGTTTAAGACAGGTAGCCAAGAGTTATGCACAGTAGATAGAGACCAACAATCGTTTGTCTGAACAGGCAATGAATGAGATACAAGCTCAGTCGTAATAACAGGCTTAAGATTTTTATAGAATTCTAGAACACGTGGATGTGTTCGAATCTTAGAAAGGTCAAGTGCAAAGATGTGTAAGCCCTCTAAGGAGCGGACACGACTAAGTGCCACATAGGCCTGTCCATATTCAAAGGTGCTTTTACCAATATCTACAATAGCAGAATCAATAGAAGCTCCCTGTGACTTATGAATTGTGATTGCATAGGCGATTCGCAAAGGAATCTGCTGTCGGCCAATATGAGGCATTTCATGGCTATACCAAACAAAAGGCTCAATCAGTTTTGGTTCACCCTTTTTGAATTTAACTAGAGGAAACCGACGTACTGCTTCAAATCCTACAATAACACCACGTGAACCATTCACTAGACCAGCCTCCATGTCCGTGTTTGTAAGAAGCATAACTTGGGCACCTAGTCGCAATTCAAGACGACTCGAATATGTTGCATCTTGGTCCAGTTTTTCAATGGCAAAGTGTGACAAATCAGACGAAATATCAGGAATAGCACGTTCACTGTCAATCCAACGGGACTTATCAATAACGGTCTGGGCTTCAAATACAAATTTTTCACCAGAAAGTGCCTCCATGTTGACAATGTTCACCTTGTCAACATCAGTGTTGCGACTAAATAGCACAGTTGGCTTAATAGTTTCCTCTTTCCAATTCGTATTCATGCGACTTCTAAGAATCTTTTGACTTTCATCAGATACAACTCCCATACGAACTTCAGATAAAACGTTTTGATAAACAGGGTCAACCTGTCGCCAAATTTTCGTCAACAGTACAATGGACTGAATTGTGGATGACCAAATCGTTGACTCAAACAAGAAACGCAATTCAATATCAGCTCCAGATAGGTCCTTAGGAATGGGTGGTAGTTGACAGAAATCTCCTACCAGAATCAGCTGAAGTCCACCAAACGGTTTCGTTGTCTGTTTACGAATTGCACGACCAATCTTATCCAGTCGCTCAAAGAGTTCAGGCGTCAACATACTAACCTCATCAATAATAAGTTTGCGTGCCTGAGTCCACCGCTTCTTAATATAACTCTTCTTCTTAATAGTTTCAATACACTTTTCCAGACTATCCTTCCCCAAACCAATACCGGCCCAGCTATGAAGTGTTTTTGCACTGCATTCAAGTAGCAACGCTGCACAGCCAGTCATAGCTGTTACATGAATGTTATCAAATTCTCCAGCAATACGTCGAACTAATGTAGATTTACCAGTACCTCCAGGTCCAGTAATAAATATATTTACTCCACTATGAATAAGCGATAAAATCTGTTCACATTCTGGATTTTCCAGAACCTGAATAGACATCTTGTTTTTAAAACATCATTAAACCATTTAAGGCGTCAAATTTATACTATTATTTGACCAATATTTTTGAGTATAGTAAAAAAACTGGCCTCATCACAATGAGTGATACTTTTAAGAAAATCATCGCATCGTACAATACCATTTTCAATGAAAAGACCGTGGGTCTGTATGTATTGAACTAATAACGTACATAAATCACTAAACTTTATTGGCTTATTTTTATAAGACTCTAATAAAATGTGGTCTATTTTTGGTTTTGGTTTAAATCTGAATTTAACATCTCTAAACAATGAGTCGCGACATGTGAACGCTGTAATTTGATTCTTTGTAGAGTTTAAATCATTAATAGATAAAATAGTATTTTGTAATTTAGTACGTTTTGAATTGGTTTTAATAAGGGTTTTCTTTATATATTGCATCTCTTCTCCCAATTTTTCGTATAAATCGTTGAGAGAGGACATCTCTATGTTCTGTTGTGAAAACGCGTAGCCACCCAAGAAATCGGACTGTGAAATTCACAAGACCAATACCATGAACCTTCGGCTATTGTCTCAATGTTATCAGATACATCGGAACGCAACGCAACCCACCAATGTGGAGGTAAAATAAACATATTACCGGGTCGTAAACGAATCTCTAAGAATTTGAGTTCTGAAATCCAAGGTGTTTCTTCGGGCTTTAATGTCCAGGGGTCGCGTCCGTATGGATTCGATGGAAGCCATTCGCCACCCTTAGTGGCACCCTCATGGGCTATCCAAATACGTAAGGGTGCGCCATCTGTGGCTACCCAGCATGTG